CGGCCTGCTCATTGAATTTCTTAGCGGCTACAGCAGACGGGCCGGACAATTCAGCGGCAAGGTCTGCATTGCTGTCACGGAATGCTGATAATGCTTGAGCGGCTTTTGCTAACGCTGCCAGTTCAGCTTTGGTCGGGCCGATAGCCCCGACAACGTCATCAAGCTCGGTCCTATACAGCCGTATTGATTCGGCGTATTCTTTCGCGCTGATAGCGCCAGCATCGAGGAAACCTTTAGCAAGCGCGGCCTGCTCATTGAATTTCTTAACGGCTACAGCAGACGGGCCGGACAATTCAGCGGCAAGGTCTGCATTGCTGTCACGGAATGCTGATAATGCGTCAGCGGCCTCTTGAGCGGCTTTTGCTAACGCTGCCAGTTCAGCTTCGGTCGGGGCTATCGGCCCGACAAAGTCATCAAGCCCGCCGGAAACTTCCTCAAGGTCTCTAGTGACGCCGCTGTTTAGATCGCTGAAACTCTGCGAGAGCGCATCTAGCACATCACCGAAGTTCTGATATGACTTTCCAATATCCTCGTCAGCGGCTTCGTTGATCGCTTCAAATCCTTGCGCAAGGTCATCAAGGCGTTCTGGCATTTCGTCCAGCGTGCCTAAAATCTTACGGAATACCGCAAACGGGATTACCATATCGGACAGTTCAAAGTCGACCTTTGCCGCCTCGCGAATTAGGTCAAGTTTTGCGGCTAATTCGCCGCTTCTTTTTCCAATCACGCTAAACACTAGCGCCAAAGCGTTGAACCCTTGCGCTAGGATAATGATTACGCTAAATAGCTTGCGGGCGGCCGACTCGACCATGCTCATGCCGTCTTCGGTGTCTGTTAAGACCGTCAAAACGTCACGGATTGCGGGCAGCAATGCCGTTCCGAGTTCTTCGGTTACCTGTTTGACATCGCGCTGCAAGAACCTGACCGCATTAGCAAGGCTGTCAACGGTTTCCGCTGCATCGCCAGCAGCATCCGATGAATCAGCAGAAATAGCGGCAAAGACTGCTTGAGCGCGTGCGGCTGCGTTTAATTCTTGGTCTAACCCGATAAGACCTTCGGATAATGCAAGCGTTTGAAGCCGCCCCTCTCGAACGTCAATACCAAACCGGCGCAAAGGCTCGCTAGAGCCAGCCAGAGCGGATTTGATACCATTTAGAACCTCATCCACACCGACATTATTAAAGCTGGCTAGATCACCTGCCAGACGCACAGCGTCAACAGATAGGCCTGCGGCTTCGGTTCTGGCCAATCCCAAAGGAACTAGCAAATCCTGAACGCCAGCCGCAAATCCTCGCAGCTCGCTTTGTGTTGAAGGAATGGTCTTGGTAAGTTCGCGCAATGCCTTGTCAGTCTCTACAATCGAGCCTCTAAAAACAACTCGGAATTTGTTGGCCGTTTCCTCTGCATCAATTGCCATCTTAACGCCAGCGGCCGCCACAGCAGCCGATGCAGCCGCAAGCAGGCCAAGACCTTGCCCAAGCGCCCGTGCCGACTTGTTCATTCGGTCAGCCGCTTTCTCTGAACGTCCAGCGGTCTTATTGAAGCCTTTCATGTCGCGATCAGCTTTGACGAATCCGTTAGAATCGACTGACAGCCCAAGTTCCGCAATATCTACCATTTCTGATCAGCCCTTTTGATATTCATCACTTGGAATCCTTGTCGTTTTCACGAAGTTCGTGCATTGCACTTAGAAAAGAGCTGTCGATTGCGGTCAGTACGTCAACTTCGTCTGGATAGATAATCACGCGCTTGAGCGTCGCCCAGGCAGCTATCTCTTTATAGTCAATCGGTGCCAGCCCGGTAAATCCAGGCTGGCGACGACTGTTTAGCTCGTAGAACCATCTGATCAGGTATTGAGTGCCTTCCAGTAGATCGTCAGGCTCAGGTACTAGCTGACCGAACGATTCATAAATCTCGGCCAGCGTGTGCCCGTCTTTTCTTACCGTCTCAAACTTGATCTGGTGCGCGACATAGCCACAACATGCGGCTAGTCGTTCTGCGTAAAATCCTCTTCGTCGCCAATGGCCTCCGCGATCTGCTTACGAATTGCCGCTGACTGCTCGCCATTTTCGTACATGACGGATTTCAGATTCTTGGCATTGAATGGCGGTGCTTTTTCGACCACTTCCAAAGCGCGGCCCGTCCAATCCCAGCCAGCTACACGCGCCATCAAAAGGCTCTCGCCAATCTCGCGACGCTCGCGCACGCTGATCTTTTTTCCGGAGGAATAGCGGTCAGTAGCGCGGCGCTGAACCTTGATGAATTCGTCATCCGTATCAGGCCGGATCAAAAGGGTCAGGCCGGTTTTTTCGTTTGCCTTGTCAAGGATATTGATCTTGCGTTCTGGTCGGGTCAGTTCTAATGCTGATAGGTTAATTGTCATTTAGTAATTGTCCAGTGCTGAAAGAAAAGCCCGCGCTGGGCGGGCTGTGGTTGGTTCGCAATCAGCCGATTAAACCGCTGATTGGACGATCGGCTGGTTGGCTGCGATGTTAAATGCAACGGTTGCAAAGTCTTCGTTGCTGCCCTTGCTGTAGCCCGGTGCTGAAACGACTCCGCGACCGTATTCGATGCGACCGTCAGGCCATTGGAGCTTGAATGCAAAGTTGTTGTTATTGTCAATCGCAGAAGCTGCCTGTAGCGCGGTCATGCCGTCGCTGGCTTCATCAAGAAAAATGACCTCATAGGTCTTGCCGATAGCCGCGCCCTTCTGCTGCACGGTAAGCAAGTTATCCCAAGTCGGGAAGGACACCATATTCTGATCAACGCCGGTATCGCCGTGCGTGCCCATGTTTGGAACCGCTTGCCACGTAAGCGCACCGAATGCGGTTTCATCAAGGGTCGTGTTTGCAACTTCTGGAATGGTAGCGTCAACAGAATCGACTGAGATTGAAAAAGTACCACCAATATTGGTATTAGACATAATATAAAACTCCATCTGTGTTAACAAAAAAACCCGCAAAATTGCGGGCGCTATAGCTCTTTACGACTAGGGTTTAGACAATCCCTCGATACGGGATCGTCACGGGTATGAATAGCTTGTTTCCATCCTCCACAAATGACGGGCTGCGATATGGTGCTTTGCTAATCCGCACGCCGCCCAATTCAAGCGATTTCGGGAAATGGGCAATGATTGCATCCGCTATCTGTGACGGCAATACCTCGCCAGTGCCCGGCCGGTAGCCGACCATGATTTGAGCAAATCCAATGAACTCGCTGGCGCTGTCTGCGTTCCAAGCTAGGTTAGTGGGCTCGCCGGGGAACAGTGACGCTTCAAGCCATTGGCCGGTATTCGGCGGATCGCCTTTTACACCCGGCCACATGACGGGCAGCGCTGGGGTCCAATTGAACGCCTGTAGTCTGGTCAGGAATGCTGTCAGAATATCTGTTGCCATTTATTGCGCCCATAAAAAAAGCCCTCGATTAAGAGGGCTTAGTAAAGTTTTTCTATCTTCAGTTAGTGAATCGGTTTCTCATTTCAAACCTGTTTATCAAATCAGGCTCGTTGTCTGCCAATGCTCTAATTGACGTGTATGATCGTTCGCACGATGTTATGTGCAATCTTCCATAAGCATAGACGCACGCCTTATCGTTAATTTCAGCGTCTTTATCAAACTCAATAAAACAACGGCGGAGCGCTCTGATAGTTGGATTAGATGTAAACTCATGCTTGTATGCGTAAAGTCGTTCTACAACTGATTCTACAGTGCCAAAAATAACACCCGGCCAGCAGTCAGGCTCGCCAGTTGGTAAGTTATCATCTGCGCCGCGCTTCAAATCAAAGACGCCTTCCGATAGTTTCCGAGACTTTATAAATCTTTCGGCAACATGCCTGCAATAATCCGCATAGCCAAGTTTCCCGTATGAATTATAACTAAGGCCCTTTATATCTCGCAAGTAACAAAACAACAAAGGACGCCCGAGAGGCGGTCGCGTCCTTGCTTGTATTTCGCCAAAAAAACCCAGAGCATCTTCTATTGTCTGGATTTCCCTTGAACGGTGCCGCGCTGTCGCGAGCAGCACCTCAGTTCTCAATCATCTTTATGACCTGACCATGTTCTAGGGTGAGGTTTTCAGCCGCATAAACACGCATATCCCACTCTTGCCGTAAGTTTTTATGCACTTCGCCTGAGATAGAAGCAAGCGCATTGGCCATCTGTACGTTTAATCTGCCTTCGAGCAGTGCTTCCATAGCAGCAAGCAAAAGGGCGCGGTGTTCTTGCGGTGTTGTGATCTTATTGTTCATGTTATTGATTCCTATTTCAATGTCCTAATTGTAAAAGTGTGGCAGGCCGGTTAGGATGTCCGACTTTTCGGGAATTACCCTAGCCACATAATCATATCATCAAATGCTGCGCCGAACCCGCTTTGCAGCGCTGTCCACAGTCTTCGGCCATTGCTCGGTAGCCCCGCGCAGGAATCCATCACGGAATTCTCGTGGGCGAGCGTAGTTTGCCGACCATCCAGCAAAGAACGTCTGGCCTGTATTTGGATCCCATCGCAACAAAGCGGCTGCAACCGCCGTGCCGGTGTAATTATAGGTTGCGTCTTCAATGGCCTGAGTCGGGCCGCTCGGCATCCGGCCAAGTCCAGCCACAATCGAAGCTCGTAGAAAGCCCGTTTTAACTCGCATCCGACCGCCTGCGCCTCTAGGGGTCTGAGCAATGGCAACCGTTTCCTGTACGGCCTCGCGCGCTGCAGCCCGAAGCCGTTTCTCGTATTTCTTGGTGTAATTTGCCACCTGCTGCTGAAAACTGGTCATGCGGCTAGTTCTACTGCAATAAAGTCGATTTTATGCTCGATTAGGCATCTGCAATTGATCGTTTCGCTGGCTGAACCTTCGCCAGGGTGCATCAATACAGCGCCGGTAACGGGATTGACGAAAGGCTCATCAATGCCTCTGCTTTCACCGCTCATGGCTAAATGACCGGGGCGTTCGTTCTTGCTGAAGCTGTGCCGCCAGATCCGCTCGACGGCCTCTCGTGGCGCTAGTCCTTCGTCTACCACTTGCCTCAATGATTCGTCGGACGCTTCGTTTAACGCGCTTAGAGACTCTGTGCGACCGATAGTGTCGCCTCTTAGCTTCAGCAGCCTATCTTCATAGCGACCGACCAGCCGGTTGATATTGGCCTGTGTCAATGGCGTACCGGATTCAATGGCTTTTCTGACCATGCTATCAAAGCGCCGGTCACGCAATTTGCGCTGAAAGTATGCAGCGTCCAAGCTATCAAGCTGCTGGCGTGCGCGGCGTGCTGCTTCTGCCTGCGGCCCGTTCAATCCAATAATGCCGCCCTGTCTGCGCCCTGTTTGGGCTGATATGCGGCCCACTATGTCCAGCGCCGTGCTGCGCGGGTTGCGTCCAGCGATCAGTGCCTCATTTAGCACCGCCCGGATACTCTCGCGCTGTTCTTCGTTGATGCGGGTGATAAACGCGCTGGAGTGCTCACGAATCCACTGCTCTGCTCGTGGGTTATTCAAATCAAACGTCATGCCGAACCGTCTAGGCACATCGGCAGCCATGATAAATACACCGGCTTCAATGTACGCATTCCGCATGGCCTCGCGAACATCCTGCATTGAGCCTGGACGCAATCCGACTGCACGCATAACGGCATCAATATCGTTTGCTGCAATCGCCGCTTCCAACGCTGCAATCTGTGCGCGTGATCGGATATTCAGAACATCAGCCAAGAACGCAGCACGAATCGGCCCCTCAAGTTTGTCGAGTAGCTGGATTAGCTGGCGTCTTGTAGCGGCCATTTAGAGCCTCTGTAGTAGGTAGACGGCTAGACAGGTGCCTAGCATCTGGTTAATGTCCTCTGGGCGGCTGTCCCGCGCTTCTAGCTGCTCGCGCATGTCTTCCACTGCGTCGATTAGGCGGGCTAGTTCTGCGTCTGGCTTATTTCCGGCGCTAATGTCAGTCACGTTGTCTTTCATTAGGCTCGGACGTGTAATCGAATCAACATTGTAACCGGCCCCGGTGCTAATGGCATCACTCGGACAATCTGGTAAACCTGACCATCAACGGTAAGCGTATTCGCCAGCCTGATATCTGGGTCGCCCTGCGTGCTAACGATAAACAGTAGATCATCATCCTTCACGAGCGTTCCGGCTCGGTCTTCGGCCTTGAACTCAGTTTGAACCAAGCGCACTGCTGTCTCGGTTGTTACCACAGTGCCGCCGCCAGGGTTCCACGCTGGGCCGTCTGACGCTGTCGCGGTTATGGTGCCATCCTTACCAAACCGATCAATCAGCGGCTGCGCTGTGTTGTCGCGCAGGACTGTGTAATTAAATCCGGTCATTATGTTCGAGCCACGCCGCCGGAAATAGACGACCCCATCGGGCCGGTTAGCACTGGCGATATGATGCCGCGAATAATATTGACTATTGGCAGAACTGAAGTCGGGCCGTAAATAGCCATTTTCTCCACCTCGATCACGTCGACCTTTTCGCGCTTGTTCTGGTTTGCAGGGTTCCAGTCTGGCTGCAATGAGTCGGGCGTTACCAATTCACGCAGAGCGGCCTCAAAGCTGGCCTGCTTGACCTCTCGCGGCACCTCCGTTGAGGAAATGTCGTTGCGGTAGATGTCAAACGCCCAATTGCGCGGCCATTCAAGCACCTGGTCACGGTCGACAGTAGGCCAGCCGGGAAACTGTGTACGGTACTGCTGGTCGATGTACTGTGAGCCGCGCAGCATTGCGGTTTCTTTAACTTCGTCCGTGCCAGTCCAGAGCGTGTTTCCGCGCTCTGAATGGTAGGTGTCAGCTTCTGCCACAGTGCCGTAGTAAGTCATTATTTAGCCTTCTTACTCGCGGCCTTTTCCTTTTCCTTGGCCGGTGCCTCAGGCTTTGAAACAAACACTTTATCCGTTTTCGGGTCGAAGTCGCTTTCGTTAATCCGCACGGCTACGCCATCACGGTCAATCAATACGGTTGACACTCTCATATCGTTCTCCTTAAAAGACCGGGGGCCGAAGCCCCCAGCCGGTAGTTCACTGCTTAAGCGAGCAACAGTGAAGCGTGTTTCGTCTGTACCACTTTCGTACCCCAAGCCAGCGCCACTTCATAACGCATCTTGCGATAGCCCGGGTACATGGAAACTTCCATGGCCAGACCAGAGCGAGGGTCAACGATCATGCGACGATCAGATGCAACGTCACCACCTTGCGGCAATGCTGGTGCGCGTGATGCCAGAACAATGGCTCCACGATAGAACGCCACACCAGCAACGTCATAGCTGGCAACCAGCGTGATGGCCGTGGTAGAGGCGGGAACCGCTGCACGAAGGCCAGGTTCAGCAATCGTGATGGTGCCGCCGTCTGATACGTCCGTATCACCGGAAGTCACCACATACTGGCTGGTGTCGCCTGCAAGGGTAATCACATCACCAGCCAGAATTGCGCCGGTGCCAGCAGATGCCAGCGTGAGAACCGTTGCGCCAACTGCATAACCAGCAGCGTTGGTGGTTGCACTGTCAGCATCACCCGCAGTGTGCTCAACAGCCTGCCCGGTTTCGCGGGTAGCGAGGCCGTAAGGCGTGATAAGAACACCCTGCTCGGAAAACGAGCGGTTGCTGTAATCACGATCAGCGTTGATGCCGTGCAAGGTACGCAAGTCAGCGCCAGCGGTCGTGTTCAGAACCAGATTGCGTTCTGTAATCGGAGCGCCGTTGTCAGACAGGATTTTTCCAAGCTGGCTGAACGAGTTGATGTTGGACGCGAACGGGGGAGTGCCTACAGCACCGAAGGCGCGGGAAGCACCAGCGGCAGCAGCCACAGCCAGATCGTTTTCAACCTCATTGGTCAGCGCACGGATGCCTTGAGCAAACATATCAGCCTGAAGCAAGTTCACACCAGGGCCATTGTTGTTCAAGCCCAGCTCGGACTCGCCAACAAAGCCAAATTCAGCAGCGCGAGATTTAGTGATCTCAATTACGCCATTGTCGATGGTCTGGTCGGTCGGTTCCGGAACGGTCATAGCCGGGGTGATATCAGAGACGTTACCAGCCGGAGTGATCGGGTATCGCACTGCTTGTCCAACAGCAGCACGGTCGGCAGTAGCATCGCGACGGACAGCGGGAATGTAACCCACCAGCTCACGCGACACCATATCTAAACCAGCGTACAAGCTGGGGATTAGATTAGTGAGGGTATTAGCCATTGTATAAAGTTCCTTAAAGTGTAGGTAGGGTTTAATTGCTGTCCAGCGGTGCCTACTCGTCCGAGACTGGCGGGTTAATCAATAATCTGTACATCACCTTTTGTGGCGATTTCGTGTTGCTTACCAGCGGGCAGGGCGTCGAAGTCTGAACGGCGCATTTTAGAGCCGCCATTGCCGCCGTCGACCGGGCCAGAGCCTGAACCACTGTGTCCGGTGCCTTTCATAATTGCATCGCGACTTGGGTACTGGCTGACGATCCGTTCTAGCGCTTCATCAAAGCTCGCAAGCTCTGCCGGGTTGCTTTCGCTGTAAATCGGGTTTCCGTTATTGTCAACTGGCTTAATCGTGCCGTTTGCAAACTGGAAATTCCGAGCAAATGCTGATTGCACCATGTCGGCAGGGATTGCCAGCCGATCTTTGACAAACTTTGAACCCTGAAAAGCTAGGTTAATTTTGTCGGTCTGGTGGGTGCGCTCAAGTTCCGAATAAGCCTTGTCCTTTTCGGCCAATTGCTTATCGTAGCCCTCGGAAATTTGCGCTTTCACCTTGTCAATCTCGCCAGCGTCGATCAATTTCTTTTTGTCAATGCTGTCGAGCGTTTGCAATGCTGCTCTTGCGGCCTCTGCGTCCAGTCCGTCAAATGTCTTGATCTTGTCAGATAGCGCTTGCAGCTTTCCACGTTCCTCGCTTAAAACGCCGTTCAGCTTGTCCAAGCTTCCGCGCATTGCGGGTGCGTCGTAGCGGTGTTCCTTGCCTTCGTCATCCAAATAGACGGGCTTGCCGTCGCTTACTTCTGCGTAGGTCTTACCTTCGTGCTCAATGGTCTTGAGTTTCATTTTTTACCTCTCCCATCCGGGCAGTAGTCGAGCCTATCCAGGCTCATTTTAAAATTCACCGCCCGGCAGCTCCAATAGCAGCCGTTCAGTGACTTCGTTTTCCTCGTCAAACTCTGGCCCCAGTATCCCGCGCCGCTTGAATTCCTCGCGCAACGTGGTTGATGAAAGGTCGCCGATCTCACGCGCTTTAAGCAAATGCTCTGGAGCGCGGTCATCCATATCCTCAATGCCGAAGTCAGTGAACACTATCACCTCAACATCCGCACTGATCGACATCCATTCAGCCGTTAAGCGCATGGCATTTTCAAGCGTGTCCTTAAGCTGAAGCGCCCACGCCTGCACTGCATTGTTTCCCTTCTGGGCAGCGAATGCGGTAGTGATTACGGTCAGGTTGCCTGATTGCGCTGTAAGCGGCTGACGGCCTATCTCGCGCAGTTCTTTTGTGGTGGTCTGAACATCTGCGGCCAAGAAATTGAGTGTAGCGGCATCGGTGCCAATCCATTCCCACGTGCCGTGATTGCCGTCAGCATTCGGTGGCGCGTACAGTACGGCATTAGGGCCGACAGGAACCGCTTTAGGCTTGCCGCCTTCCATGTCCGGCTGCACGCCGTTACCGGCCAGCATTGGGAAACAGGTCATTGTTTTGATGTGCTTTAGATTTGTTTCTTGCTGGTACAGTTCGATCTGCAAATCAGCCGCATCGCGCATAGCTGGCTGGAACTGCCATTTTTTACCGCGCCTGCGGCCTGTGACAAACGGAACCAGCGGGATTTCTCCGAGCGTTACGATTCCTTCATCCTCAACCGCCCAAACGCCATCACCCTGCTCGGTTTCTACCTTCCATGTGACATTGCCGTCAGTCCGTTCAAATGTGCGAACCCGGCCTTTTTCCTCAAGGATGCGAACCCTTGTAAGCTGTTCGCGGCCTTGGATAACTTCTGACGCGACTTCCAGTACCGCATCGGCCGGTATGTGAACCCAATAAGGCCGAGCGCCTGAAGCGCGTTCTTGCTCGACCGTGCGCGCGCCTTCGGTTCGCGTGTAGTCAACCAGTATCCAGTCAACTGCCTTGTTGATTCCGGCAAAAAATGTCTCGGCTGCGAATACGTGCAAATGATTGCCGCGCCCGTCTACATCCTCGGCTAGTTCCTTGAGCGCGTTTGGGGCGCTTTCGTTAATCATCACCTCGTGAGCAAACGGCTTCTGCGCAAGACCTTCCAGAATGTCGCGATATACGTTCGTAAACTTTGCGGTCTTCAGTCTGAATGCGTAATCATTGCGCGTTTCATTCGGAAACTTCGGCAGATATTCCTCACCGGCTTCAATCATCGAATCACGGCCGTTTACTATTGCGTCGACCTTTTCCCAATAGCCAGACATAGCACGCCAGTCGGCGCTGGGCGTATTCGGGGATTGCAGCACTTTATCAATTTTCATATTAATTACCGTAAGTCCCGAAAATGGCCGTGTTTTCACGCTTGCGAATCATTGGCTGCAAGGCGTAACGAATAGCGTCGATGTAGTGATTATGGGCATCTACAATGTCGGTTAACACCTGATCTGATTTCTTGTCGACCTTGTAGCTGTAGAGCCGTGTTTCCTTCGCCGTTTCTTTGCAGCGCGGATGGATCACGATCTCTTTAAAGCCCCTCAGATAGCCGATGCCGTCCTGTACGCTGCCAGGCCACTTCTTAGCCGCCTTAATCCTAGGCAAGCCGTGACGGGCTGAGTAGTTGATATTTTCCGGCCTTGCGTTGTCTGCAAGGACTTCATACCGCTCAATGTCTGGAATGCCGCGCTTCACCCTGTCGGGCGTTGCGTCGATCTCGATTCCGGTGCCGCCCATTTCGCGCTCGACGTATAGCCGGTCGTCATTGATCCAGCATTTGACCACGGCTAACGGGTCTTGGCTGAAGCCCCAGTCAAGGCCGTGATACGGGCCGCTCCATTCAGGGCTAGGTTCAAACTCTGCGACCTTAACCTTGCCGTGCAATACCTGAGCCTTGCTGTTTTCAAGGTATGCACCTTCCCAGATGTGCGCGTAACTGTTCTGATCTAGCCGTTCCTGCTCGCGCTGTCGTAGCGCCTCAAGGTTAGGCGGGAACCAAGGGTTGTCCGTCCACTGAACCTCGGCTATCACCGCACGCTCTGGCGGGTGCTTGCGTAGGCGCTCATCGACCGGGCTGCCCTTGTCGCATGGGTTCCAGATCGTCCAGACCTCAGATTTAGCCTGTCTGAATACCGTTGGCTCCAGGGCTATCCATGATGTTTCTGGTATGTCCTCGGCTTCCTCAATGATCGTTAAATCAATCTTGGCTAACGATTTGATGTTGCCGATATTGTGACGAAGCCCGCGGAACAGAAACTCGGTTCCATTAGGCCCGCGCAAATAATCTATGCCGACATCGTAGAAATCTTCTAGCCACGGCTCGGAGGCTATGGCCGCTTTTAGTTCAGCGTGAAAAGACTCCTTTATGCTGACCTGATACCCACGCGTGCATAAAATCCGCAGCGGTTCAGCGTAGCCCCATACAGCCGCCATCTTGGCGAATGTGAATGACTTGCCAGAACCTCGACCGCCGTATGCAGATCGGTACTGTACCTCGCCCCTAGCCGGTGTAAAAACTGGAACCAGCTTGGGCGGTAATTCAATCCTTGCTATCGCCACCGGCCACTATTTGAATCGTCGTTGGTGGTGACATTGAACGGTCGCTTGAGCTGTGATCAATGGCCTGGCGCTCTCGCCATTTTGCCTGAGTTTTCATCCAGAAAATCATAGCTGC